TCTTAATTGCTCGTTTCTTCACACACAGGTATGTAAGGAGGGTATATTGGGCTCTTTGGGCTCATGTTTTTTCAGATCATATCCGTAATGTAGGATTGTTTTGTGCTTTGGGTAATATTATACTTACAGTTGCATTATATATCTCTCTACCCTATAATGTCTTTATTGCAGCACTTGCAATCTTACAAGTATTTTTCACATGTATTGCTATTATTCTTATTGTAAAGTGGTATAGAGATAGAATGAGACTCCTAGATCGTGTTGGTGGAGGAGTTCAGCGCGTGTATAGAGAAATTAGAGCTACCAATTGGCGCGAAGTTGCTAAGACGGTTTCTATAGCAGTTGTAAGTTATACAGTACTTAAAATGATTTGTAATGCAATTAGAGCTAAACGAGTCGTTCAATCTGTATTGGAACATCAATCTGCTCTCGATCCTGTGAATGCTGAAGAAGTTAAAGATCGTGATAATAAAGTTAGCGATTGGGCTAAACCAGCATGGGAAGAATTACATATGACCCATAAAGCAAGGACTACCACCATTGAACAATTAAAGCACAAAATTCAAAAGAATTTGTATCATGTTACTTTTGTTGCTGAGGATGGTAGCACTAATAAGTGTGATGGACTTGTTATAGAGGGAACATATATGCTACTTCCACTTCACGTTTTCGGCTCTAAAACCAAACTTAAGGTGTTGTGTAGACTCAAAGAAGGTGATGGATTAAATACTATTTTTAGGGGACATGTAGCCCTTAATATGGCTTCAACTATTCCAGGAATTGATCTAGTATTAGTCAGTGCACCCTTTTTGAATCCACATGCTAGTATAGTAGATTATTTTCCAGAGCATATTACTCATACTCGTGGAGCAGGATATTTTATGTATAGAGATTTAGACGGAACGCTTCGTGATGATGGCGTCGCTTTTAAAACTTCTATGAAGCATTCAGGTGGTACAGGGTATACTTATGCATTGCCATATATTACTTTTAATGGTTTATGCATGGGAATATTAGTTGGTGAATTCGATGTACCTTGCATCGCTGGAGTACATTTATTAGGGTCTCCTGACACCCCCATAGGTTTAGCTTTGAACATTACGCAAGATATCATTTCAAAACTCAAAGAGGGAATGAAAGACAAACCTTGTTTTAATGCTATGTCTAATGGAGATTTTCCCAAGGAAATGTATGGTATAGAGGTTGTCAATCAATCTGCTCCCATCCACCCTAATTCACCTTTGAATTATCTTCCTAAATATTCCAGGATTACTGCTCTAGGTAATTGTCCAGGAAGGTCTTCACATACCAAATCTACTGTCCATAAAACCATTATTTCAGATATTGTGGAGGAAGTGTGTGGTGTCCCTTGTACATGGGGACCACCTAAGTTTAATTCAAAACGACAATGGCAAGCATCTATGCAATATTCAGCTAACACGTCGAGTGGCTTGGATCCGGAATTGCTTGAATGGGCCATGAATGACTATGAAGAGGATTTAGTTGCGGCTTTTTCTGCCCCTCAGCACAAAGAATGGATCAAGGCTGAATTTAAGCCTTTGAATGATATGGAGATTATGACAGGTAGAGATGGTGCACGATTTCTAGATGCAATTCCTAAAAATACTTCAAAAGGATTTCCTTTAAGTGGTCCAAAAGAAGAGTGGATTGATAGATTAGATCCCGATGCTTTTGAAAACTTTAATTGTCCTGTTGCTATTAGACAAGAAGTATTGGATATGGCAGAAGATATGTGCGACCGTTTTAGACGTGGTGAAAGAGCATACGCCATTTTCAAAGCATGTGTAAAAGATGAACCTACACCATTATCTAAGGATAAAGTTAGAGTTTTTCAGGCTGCCAGTTGGGCATTTCAATTGTTAGTCCGTAAGTATTTTCTGCCATTGGCAAGATTAATGTCCTTATTTCCACTTCAATCTGAATGTGCTGTTGGTATTAATGCACACGGGCCTGAATGGGATGAATATGCAAAGCATATAATGTCGTTTGGTGAGGATAGAATTCTTGCTGGGGATTACAGTAAGTTTGATCTTAGAATGCCTGCACAAATGCTTATGTCCACTTATAAAGTATTTTGTAATGTTTGTGAGAAATGCGGTACATATTCAGAAGATGATCTTATTATCATGCGAG